GGTCGCGCTATTAGGCGTCGGCCACGAGGTGGGATTATCGATGCCAGACCACTGAACGGTATTGCGGGCCATGTTCGCAGTCACGGCATCGAAGATGTTACCGATCATGACGAACTGCCCAATAATCCCAACAACGCACCCAGATGGCGCGGTGCCGACTGATGCAAGCGTCGAGAAGTTGGCTACGCTGCCGGCAAAATGCTTCTTGGGAATGTTTCCACCGGCAAAAATGACAATGTTTTCGTACTGCGCAAAGGAGCCGATGTCGCTGGCCGTGTTGGCGCTGCTTGATCCGCGCGTAGCGAATGAGCTCCCAGAGCCCACGTAGAAATCGCCGAGCGCCCAGGCATAGACGTTGTTCTCGGTCTTGTTGACTCCCGACGATACGAAGCTTGCGAATACGCCAGCCCCCACCGTGCCCATGCTCGAGTCCAACGGGTGAAACGGCTTGTACCCGTTGACGGACGGGATCACGTTCTTGGCCGTGATCAGAGCCTCGGCGCCCATATCTGGTTGGTCTGGAGCCCACTCCTTGAATACGAGCCCTTGCTTCATACCGCCACCGTGAATGGCGCTGATCCGGACTGCATTTCCTCATCGAACCGACTTCGGTACGCAGCAAGCGCAATGTCGTAGGCAGACTTCCACAGCCCCACACGCGCATCGTTCTTCAGGAACGGTTCGGCTTCCAAGAGCGCGCCATAGAGCAATAGATCCGGCGCATTCACGATCAGGAAGTGCGCAACCGCGTCGGCGCCGCCAGTTGCGTAGCTTCGAAGCGCTGTCGGCTTCGCGTAGTAGGTACCGACAAGTGACGCGCCATCAGTCGGCACCGGGCCGAACTCGAAGTTCGATGCGTTGCGGGAGATGAAGATCGGCGTGCCGGTGGAGGTCGTGCGCGGGTAGCGCGAGTACAGCTGCTCGAGCGTGATGCGCTTTAGCGGCTGGCTGGTCTGTCCTGAGATATAGGCGACTCGGAGTCCCAGGTAGTTGGAGGGCAATGCGGCAACACCACTAGATATTGTTACGCTGAGAGCCGATTCCATCCAAGAGGCCCAGTTCTCCGAGTCCCTATAAAACCTTTCCTCACAGTTCTGAACGAAGTTAGGCGTCCACGTCGTGAGATCACTGCGCGCGAGGTAGTCGCCGACTGCCGTGAGCAGTGTGGAATAGCTAGTGATCACGGCCATTAACCATTCTCCATATGCGTCGCGTTCTTGTAGGCGCGGTGCCAGTGATCGGCGCCGTCACAGCGCTGGTAGTGTTTGAATCCCGGTGAGCCCAGGGTGAAGTGGACAAGCGAGGCGCAGGAGATGTCCTGTTCCATCGCGAGAGCATTCCACTCCTGCGGTAGTTCTCCGATCTGATCCTCAGCGCACCACTGGAAGCGGTGAAGAAAGGACCCCGGACTCTCCGCGACGAGTTCCGGGGTCAAACGCCGATTAGCAAAGTGCTCGCAGTTCCAGAGGATGAGGGAGGATCTGTTCTTCCCTGGATAGTCTGCGTTGTCGGCTTCCATCGGAGTTCCGATGTACTTTCGCGGAAACTTGGTCTTGTAGTCGTGCTTGACGACCGCAACCGCCTTGTTGAATAGAAACTGTTCTCGTAGCTCCCAGAGCTTCGCTATGTCATCGAGGCAGGCCATGTCGCCATCCGCGAACAGCGCCCACCCGCGATAGTTCTGCAGATACGGCACGAGAAAGCGCGAGTAGATGAAGGCGTTGGTGCCGTCCTTCTGGCCGTCAAAACCTTTCAGCATCGGCCCGTGTAGCGGGATGAACGCCACGGGCATGCTCGCCCGCTCCAACACGCTCTGACAAAACGTGTGGTAGCACGCCGCCTCACGCTGGTCGAAGCCAACGTAAAGCGGGATGGTCTGGCTCATCTAGGCGACTAACTTCTGTCCGTCAGGAGATTCAAGACGCGGCCTGGCGTAGAAAATCCCGTAGTAACTGTGATCGCCCACTTTCTGCAGCGTCTGGATGTCCCAACGGCTCGTGAGCTTCGGCAGCCACCACTCTATGGGCTCTTGGGTGAGATGTGCATTGCGGCCATCGGGCAGGATCTTCGTGGCCGGCCCCGTGTGGATCGACAGGAACGCCACGACCTCCGTTAGTTTCGCGAGATGGTCGAGTACGTTTTCTAAGAACTCAGGCTCGATGTGCTCGAGAACGTCGATGCAGCAAACCATCTGCGCGGGGATCGGAGCGGTTGCGAGCTCCGGTACGCCAGCACCTGGGTCGTAACCCTGGTATGTCATCTTCTGCTTCGTCTTCAGGGTCTTAAGAAGACCCATGCGCTTCCCACAGCCGTAATCCAGTAGGTGCGTGATCTCCAGCTTCTCGACGATCTGAGAGACTAGCCCACCGTAATGCTGGGCCATGGTCCCGTACTCAGTCGTCTCGTGCAGATGCTGCTGCTGCGCCTGGTACTCGGCTGAGATTAGCTGGCCGGCGTTGACCATCATTTGAAAAACGCCTTCAAATCACTCGCGATGGTCTGCACCGGCCAACTCGCGCCATGCCGATACAGCTTCGCGCTCTTGTACCAAGTCAGATCCGTGTATTCCTCGCCGTAACGCCACTGCGAGGTCTTCGGCAGGATGATCCACGTAGGCACGCCCAGCGCACCCGCCAGGTGGTTGACGGAGGTCTGCATGCCGATCACGAGGTCACATGAGGCAACCAGCGCCGCCGTGTCGTCGTAGTCCTTAGTCAGGGTCGCGAACGGGTACTGCACGACCGGCGTGCCTTCGATGTCCTTCGCGGCGTCCTTGTACTGCAGCGAGATCCAGTTTGCGTCCACGGCGTCGAAGATAGGCCGCCACTCTTTCAGCGGCATGTTCCTGAACGATCCCGCGTTCTTCCACGTGCCGCCAGTCCAGGCAATGCCGATGGTCGGTTTCCCGCCATGGTGGTGCTTCCACATCGCGGTGCGAGTCGGGCAGGCCTTCAGGTACGGCGTGCCGGGGAAGTCAGAGTCCTTCGTGCGGAAGTGCTTCAGCACCTCGAAGGCCGAGATCGATGCGTCGATGTTCCTGTCCGCTTCCGGCCAGTCGAGTTCCTTCTCCCAGCGTGTGCCGTGGACAGTCGCTTCGGGGAAGGAGCGCTTGAAAAGACCCGCGAGCCTGCGGTCGCAGTCGATGATGACGCGACCGCCGCCTTCCTTCTGTCGCGCGATGATGTCCGGGATCGCGGAGGCCGCGCAGACCTCGTCCCCCAAGCCCTGCTCGCCGAATACCGCGAGCAGCTTCACGGGCTTCGCGTCCCACACGGGCTCAGGGTTCGCTCGTCCGCGGTACTTGAACTCCGAACGGTAGCTTGAGCCGATAGAAGCGGAGTAGTAGCCCCAGCCCTTCGCCCACTCGCGCCGCGCCAGCAGGCACAGGCCCATGTTGTGCCGGGCGTTGGGATCGGTGCTCTCGATGTCCAGAGACTTCGCGACGAATTCCTCGGCCTTCGCGAACTGTCCCTGGTCGAGATACACGCTCGCCATGTTGTTGTTGTAACAGGCGCGCTGTGTCGGGCGGCTGGCGCGTGCCAGCGCCTTGCGGTAGCAGTCGAGCGCCTCGTCCATGCGCCATAGGTTCTGCGCCATGTGGCCTAGGCACACCCAGGTCTCCGAGCGGTCGGGACGCAAGTCCACGGCGCGCTTCGCCAGCGTGTACGCAATTGCGGTCTTGTTGCCCTGCTTGAGACACGCCGCGAGGATTGACAGCGCCTGCGCGTCGTCGGGGTGCTCCTGCAGGTAGAGCTCGGCAATGGCACCAGCGCGTGCGTAGTCGCCCTTCACATAGGCCTTGCTCGCGCGATTGACGGTCTCGTTGGTCTCGTCAGGGTGTAGTTCGATGACGGCGGACATCAGTGCTTCAGCCAGTGGTTCTTTTCGGTGGTCTTCAAGTACGGGTATTCGCGGTTCAGTAGCTCAAAGACCCGTTTCAGGTGGTTCTTGTTGAACACGTCGATTCCATGCTTGAACTTCATCTCAAGGATCACCACGGGAGGGATCTGCGCGTAGTGCCACAGGTCATTCTTGATGCCGTGATCGGTGAGACCGTCGTTGCGCAGGGCTTTCGTGTAGTCCAGCACCGGCTCGACGTCCTGCCGGTAGTGAACCTGCAGCTTGCCGTCATAGGTGTCTTCCCATGTCTCGACGCCGCGCTCGTCCATTTCTACGAACTTAGCCAAGCTCTTTCACTCCTAATTCCATCATCACTGCATGCTCTGCCCACTTGTCGTGGGCGAGCCAGGTATTTGGGGGGTCTTCTCTCTCAGGGCGCATCAGCCGGTCAAAGCCAATGACCGCGATCTCGTCAGGCGCGAGGCGTTTCTTAGCCTCAAGCACCGCACACAGCCCAGTGGTGCGCTTGTCTTCGTTCGCCAGCAGCCAGAACGGGAAATGCCCGTGATCAAAACGAGGGGAGCACGCACAGAGATAATCCGTGCGGCTCCCCCAGTGCTTTCTGTCGTAGGTCTCTAACAACCCACGCTTCAGTCGTATAACTGCGTCGTAGGAATCGATCACGGACCCACGACCTGAATAGATCGAGGGGCCGTGACCAACCACTATTACGCGCAGGACACGACCTTGGACGACGCCGCGTTGTTACGCGACACCAGCGTCCATTCCGACGTGATGAGGTTCTTGTCCGCCTCACCCGTGCGGGCCAGCTGCTTCTTCGTGAAGCCTCGCAGGAACGCAATCGCCCAGTATTCCGGGTCGATGCACAGCACGACCGAGGACCGGACGTACCGAGACAACACGATCATGTGCGGCGAGCCAAAGCTCGACACGTACATGTTCGCCGCGCCCACGATGGACGCCTGCTTGTTCGGCGCGCTGTCCACGAATCTGGTGGCGATACCCGCAAAGGCATCGATCACTTTCTTCTGAGCCGAACCCACGAGAATGACGCGCGGGTCACCGCCGTCAGCCCACGAGCCTTCGAGCGCGGCCTTCAACTGACCTTCCGTCAGCGCACCCGTGGTGCCATCGGTCGGCGCCGCAACGGCGTTCGACGCGAAGCCAGGCGAAGTCGCATTGGCCGAGTTGGTCGTTGCCGACACGACGTTCGACGCCTCGCCTTGGGTCGTCGTGGTCGTGCCGTTGCCGATCCACGCTTCCATGCCAGCGGACGAACGAGCCGTGGCCGTGCCGCCCTGCGCGCCGCCCTGACCACCGGACGAACCCTGGTTGCCGACGATGGCGAACTCGATGTCGCGCTTCAGTTCCTTCAGCAGCTTGACGCCCAAGCGTCCACGCTCCGAAGTGCGGCCAGCCTTCTCGACCGCTTCCAGGGTGTCGGACACCGCGAACTCTTTGAAGGAGATCTGCGTCCAGTTACCGAGGCGACGGGCCGGGATGGCAGTCGTGTGCGCGATGTCCGCGCCTTCGATCTGCCGGTTCGCAGCCGGAGCCGCGAGCGAGTCGGAAAGCCATTCGTGAAAGACGCTCTTGGCGTCCACACGGTCGAGGTTGGAGAGCGCCCATGTGTCCATGGGGTCCAACATGAAGATAACGTCCTCGAGATCCTCGCGGACGTTGGTTGCCACCGTGAGCGAACCCGCAATCGCGTTCGTCCACGTAGTGCCTGTAGCCTGAGCCATTGATTACCTCTTGGAAAACATTGCCGCCACGCGGTCTTCAACCGCGCGGTTGCGCTCGAACGAATTCGGCGCGGTCTTGGCAATCTGTTTTCTGAAATTCAGTTGTTCTTTGACGTGCTGTGGCATCGGATTGGACGGCGTTGTTTTCACCGTCTTCGCCTCGACCACGGTCTTGGAGGCTTTCGCCTTCAAGGCGTCGAACTGCTGCGCCTTCCATAAGGTCAGCTTGTGACGCGGGTCGTTGATGGAATTCAGTTCCACATCCGAGTAGCCGTCGTTCTTCGCGTGTTCGCTGACGGTCTTCCAGGTGTCGGCATTCCAGTTGGGTACGCGCTGGCGGACGGTTTCATCCGCCTTCGACTGCAGCTCCTTCAGAGCGTTGTCAGTCTTCTGTACCCATTGCTGGTGCTTATCCCGAAGCCGTGCTGCGATGACTTCGCGTTCCTCTTTCCATTGCGCGCGCTGCAGGAAGGTCTTGGTCGCTTCGCCTTCGCTTAAGCCATCCAGCTTCAGCGGCTCGGAGAGCACACTGTCGTAGGCCGAGAGCTTGCTGAGGTCGTCCGCCGCTTCCTTCTCGAACTCCGCACGGAAGTTCGCGATGCGCGCTTGATGCTGGATGTACTCCACTTGCTTGCGCTGTTGCGCGAGCTCCTGGGACTTCTGCGTGTAGTCGCGCTCGTGCATCAAAGCCTTTTCAAGCTTCTTCGGCAGCGCAAACTTCTCGCCTTCCAGCTCGAACTCGAACGTCTCCGGGGTCTGCGGTGCTTCGCTATCTGCGTCGCTTGCCGCCTCCGGTTCCGGTTCAGGTTCGGAGTTCGGTGCCTCGGCCTGAACTTCAGGCTCGGGGGCTTCAGGGATCGGCGGTGGCGCCTTCGGCTGCTTGGTCGGTGTGCCAAAGAGAGCCGCAGCCGCGCGATCCTCGATGCTCACTGTAGAGTCCACTGGGGGTTGCTCTGTGTTCATCTTAACTAACTACCTTTCCACTCTAGTGGAGATATGACGCGGCGATTGCGCCGCTCTAATTCGTCTTTCGCGACCTGGCCGTTCTCGATGGCCGCGGTCAACACGGCCTCGACATCGCGCAATAGCTGAAGCTGCAGGCGCAGTTCGTGCGCGCCTTCCCTGTCGCGGATAGGGCAGTCGGCCCACAGGTCGTGGATGGCTTGCTCGACTGACTTGAATGCGTCGCGATAAATCGGGGACGAGACAATCCGCGCGGCCTGGGCACCGCGTTCTAATTCCTCGTTGAGATTCACTAGTTAGCCGGGACTACATGCGTCGCGCGGCCGTCTTTGCCACGGACGATCTGCTTAGGACCCGCGAGGGCGGCGACGCCTTCCAATAGCTTCGCCATCATCTGTTCCTGGCGTTCCTCTGACTTCTCGATGCGAGAGATAAGCGTCTGCAGCGCCGTATCCTTCTGCTTGACCTCGGCCTGCTTCGCGCCCGCCTCGATGTTCTTCGGATTAAGCTGCGCCTTGACGTGTTCGATACCAGCAGTCTGCTGGCCATCCAGCATCTTCAGTTCCTTCTGCTGCTGGTGCGACTTGTCGAGGGTGTGTTCCTGCAGCGAGGCATCTACCTCGATCTTGAGCCGCTTGAGTTCGTAGTCTCGCTGGCTGTCGCGCTCCTTCTGCTGGACGTCAAGTAGCTTGACCTCGCGCGCCGACTGCGCCTTGATCTGCTCCATCGTGACGACCGTGACATCGGGCTGCGGAGGCTGCTGCGGAGGCGCCTGGGACGGGTCCTGCCAGAAGCGCTCAGGGTTACTGAAGTCAGACGCCTTCGTGATTTCGATGGCCGTCTCGTAGACGTTCCTGGGGTTCACGATGGGCAGGCCTCCCGCCATCGCCTTCTCCTGCAGCATGGCAAGGTTCATCAGCCGCGCGACCTGCGCATCCTTGTTCCCCGCCGCATAGCCCACGCAGAGCTTGAAGTCGGTGCGCGTGCGCCAGTCGGCTGGGTTCACTTCCACCCACTTTCCGCGCAGCTTGACCACTTCCTTCTTGTGGCCGGACTTCAGGATCAGCTCGTGCAGGATCGAGCCCGTCTCGAGCACGCCAGGCGCCATGTGGCGGGCGATCTGCTCCACCCGTTGGGCGGCCATCGTCGAGAGCTGCGCGACGCCTGAGGCGGTCTTGTTGAGCGCATTCTGGTCGGTGCCGGCGAAGTAGCGATTGACGCCCGACCGGCTCTCGCGCTTGGAGTCCATGTACTCGAGCGCCGCCATCGCCTTGTCGAAGACGAAAGGCGTTTCGAACGGCATGATGTGCTGACCGAATACCGCGCCCTGCTTACCGCGGACGATGCCACCCGGACGGCTGATCTTGAGGTCGTCGAGATTGATCATACCCTGCGTCACGAACGTGCGCGGGTTCTGCGACAGCTGCAGGTTGTCCAAGCCCTGCCGAATGATGACGGTATTGATCTGCTGCAGATCCGAGACCGTGTCACCAGGGCATTGACCCACGTGCCGATGCGGTAGCGGGTCCGGGCACAGCACACCGACCGGAATGCGGTTCACTTCCTCGCGATAGAGGACGGTCTGCCCGACGCGCACGACATACTGGAGCTCGGCAATACCGTCGCCGTCGAAGTCGTAGCGAATCCAGATCCAACGGCACTTCACCCGCCGCATGGCCGGGTCTACGACGTTGGTATCATTCCAACGGCTTTCGCCAAACTGGTCGCGCGCCGCATCCTCCAGCGCATCGTTGTCATTGTCGTTGACATCGTCGGGAACGTCGTAGCCTTCCTGGCGCAGCTCTGAGATCGTCGGGAAATCGTAGTATTCGAAGTACGGACACAGCCGACTCACCTGCACCGTCTTGCAGTTCTGCGAGACCTTGCAGCGCTCGGGCGGCAGCGGCTCGACACAGTAGTTCGTCTCTACCTTCGTGCGCCGGATCTCCACGTCATAGAGCATCGGGGGCGGCGGAGGCGGCATGATCACTGGCTGGCCAGACATCGGGTCCGGCATCACCTGCGGAGGCGGCGCTTGGTAGTCGGGGTCCGGGTATTCCTTGAGGTCGATGATCTCCGGCTGATCCTGCATGATCAGCGCGAGCGACTCAGCGGTCTGCTTCTCGTACTTCTCGCGCTCGACCTGCCGCTGCTTCGTGGCATAGACGTAGAGGTAGCCGGCCTTCGTCAAGAGCGCGTCGGTCGCCGCGGTATCGAAGATGCTGAACCAGTCGTTTTTCTGCAGCAGCACGTGGTTCAGGTACTGCGACTCCTGCTTCGACCCTTCCTCGTCCTCAGGCCCCACGGGCTGCGCTTCGATAACGTCGTCGCCGCTCGAGAAGATGCGCGCGAGCGACGGCTTGATCTGCTGAATGGTCTCGTAGACCGTGCGATCGATGATCTGCGAGCGGCCATCGGGCGCCGGCATGTTGTTCTTGCCGAGATAGTTCTCGATGCTGGTCGCGCGCTCTTGCGCGAGCGTGCCATCGCCATCGGCGCCATAGGAATGCATTTCCTCGGCATCGATGGCGTTGATCAGCGTCGTATAATCTTCAGCCGCTTTGGCCACGGGCTATCTCTTGTCCTGTTTGCGGGGCGCGCGAGGCGGAACCTCTGCAACAGCCCCCGGCTTCTTCAGTGCATCCAGAATCGCGCCCAACAACACGATGACCTGCTGCTCCTGGCGAAGGCGCTTGAAGCCGGGGTCAATGCGCGGGTCGGTGCTCATACAATTCCTCGGTTGTCGTAAGGGATCGGCTTTGTCCAATCCTCATCCGTGTCGTTCGTCATCTGATCGGCGATCAGCGCCATGTAGCGAAAGCCGTCCGAGCCGTGCGACTCATCGTCATGCACGGGGATCGTCGCTTGGCCATCGGGCTTCACGTGCCGGCGATAGCGGCCAAGGCGGTTCAGGAGTTCAGTCGCCTCGGTATTGTCGATATGCACGCGCGGGAACACTTCCCGTGTCTTTCTGATGCCCTGCTCGATGTTGATGTTCGGGACGATCTGCACCGCCCACCCGAGGTTTTGAAACTGCTCCTGAGCAGTTGCACCGATAGGGTTGCTAGCCGCCGTGAGCGAAGTAGCGCGCGCATCGTGCGGTAACCACACCGTGCCATAGTTGAGCTTGAGGTCCTTCAGCTCCTGCGAGTAGCTAGGAATATCGCGCTTCCGGTCCTCGATGTAGCGGATCACGCGCACTTCTGAGGCTAGCTTCTGTACCAGCAGAAGGCTCATGTAGTCGTTGAAGCCTAAGTCAGCGACTACGTGAACTTTCAGCATCGGGTCATAGGGCACCGCGTGGTAGCGGCCCTGAGACCTAAGCGCAGAGACTTCCTTGTAGTAGATAGCCCCTTCAACAGCGGGGCGGCAGTTGCCCTCGTAGATGTGCGCGTACTTCTCAGGGTCATCGCGCTTCATCGACTCGCGTTCGCTGTCGAGCGCGGCGGACTTCCACGGGTTGTCGTAGAAGTTGACGGTGACGACAATCGCGTCATCACGTTCATGCAGGCAGAACATCTGGTACACGGGATCCGTGTCCATCTCAGGGTTGAAGCTAGCCCACACTTCCGAGCCAGGCTTGCGTATCGTCGGCGTCAGCACGTCCCAGCTGCCCTGGCTGACCGAATGCGCTTCCTCGACCCAGGCGTAGTCCAAGCCCTCGAAGGACTTCAATGAGTCCTTGGTCTGCAGTGACAGGCCGCTGAACACAAACAGCGTACCGTTCTTCCCCCGGATCTCTTCCCTGGTAGCGGTGTAAAAGTCCGAGAGCTCCAGCCGCCTGATCTGGTCACACAGCAGCGTGTAGACCGAGTCCTTAAGAGACTTCTGCACCTCGCGAAAGCACCCGACACGAATCGTGCGATTAGCACCCTCGAGTAGCAGCAATTGCGCGATGGTCCATGACTTGCCACTGTCTCGGCCGCCCTTGGCGATCTTGAAGCGCTTAGGCTTGAGGAACGGCGCGAACTTGTACGGTATGGGGTAGTCGATGACCTCAACCGCAACCGCGCTCACACTCTTTACGCCACCCGAATCTTCAGCGCACTCGCCGTGCGATACAGCCCGCCAATCGGCACCACCGGGCTGAGCGCAGCCGCAGCCGCATCATCGGCCGCAGACGGCACCATGGCAGACGCGAGCGCCACGATGGTGAGCCCGGTGCCGGAGCGAGTGACGGAGAGCACATCAGAGCCCGCGCCACCCGCATCGGTCAGCGTGCGGATCTTGAGCACGCCGCTAGCCACGCAGATCTCCCAGAGCCCGGCGTTGGTCGCCGCGCCCTGTTCGTACATCACAATGCTATTGCCGGCGGTGGCATCAACGCGCTGGTCAGGTCGTGAACTCGTCATAGGTATTCCTCAGGAAAGCAGTAGAACTTCCTCGTCGTCGTCCTCGGCCTGGCGCTGCTTCTCGAGCAACAGGCGTAGCTCCATCTCCATGGAAGCGCGCTGATACAGCCGCTCGATGTCCGCGATCAGTGGCGCAGTGGCTGCGCTGAACTCGAAGGGCACCACGATGTCAGGCGCCTTGAGCGCAACCGCTGGCACCTCTGCCCGCTTACGCAAGCGGCGCTCGACGCTCTTGGTCTTCGCCTCCGCTTGGCGCTCGGCTAGTGCCCGCGCCTGCTGCAGGAGCGCGATGGCCTGCGCTTCGCTCGCGACCGGGAAGTCCTGCCCGTCAATCTGGACTAGATAGCGGCGCTTGGTGCGGGAGCTGCTACCGGCCGGTGTCGGCGTGGTGGCGGCGGGGGTTGGGGTCGGTGCAGCCCCAGCGCCGGCCTTGTAGCCGAGCTGGACGATCCAGGCGAGCACGGCTCAGAAGTAGAAGATGTTGTAATCGACGCTCGATCCTGGCGCCGTGCTGCCCGCGCGCGTCGTGGTGACGCCGATGGCAATTGCCGTCGAGTGCGCGATGCCGCAGGGCATCATGACATTGGCACCCGAGGTCGCTGGGATGCCAAGCGAGTAGACAGGCGTCGTCGTTCCCAGCGTCACCGACGCCGCCGCAGTGTTGAAGAACTGCACATAGGCGACCGAGGCGTTCGGGTTGTAGAAGTACCAGCCATAGACCTGGCCGGCTGACGCCTTGACCGCAGTTGCGGTGTTGGTGATGGAGCCCGTAGCAATCAGCAGGCCACCCTGCGTATGCGGGTGAGCCGTCGTGATCTGCTTGCGATCGAGCGTCATGCGCGCTGCGCCGCCGTCGCCCTCGTCTACCGAGTCGGTGGCGGTCTCATCTGCCTGGTAGCCGACCATGAGCACGCGAGTCGTGGCCGGCGTGAAGGCCGCATCGTCAACGATGTTGCCCCAGTTCGTGATGTTCGTGAGCGTCGTGACAGTCGCCAGTACGCCCGTGGAGTCGTTGGCTAGCGTCACGCGCTGCACGCCAGTGCCAGAGGCGCCGTTGCCCATGGTCACGGTCACGCCATTCATCTGCGCGACGTTTACGCTGGCGGTACCCGTGATCGGGATGCCGGTCGAGGCAATGAACCTCAGCTTCGCGGAGATCGAACCGGTGGCGCTGGCAGCGTCCGCATTGGCGCCGAAGGGATCAGTCGGGACGGTGAGTACGTCCACGTCGCCGATATTGTTCGTACCGGCGGCAAGCGCCGGCAGCGTCAGGACATCGACATCGCCAATATTGTTCGTGCCCGCCGGCAGCGCGTTGCTGATCGCCGTGACGGCCGTGACGGTGCCGACGTTCAGCGTGCCAGTCTGTACGACAGGGAGTGGGTTCGCGGCCGACACAGGCGTTGCCGTATCCAGCGCGCCGAAGCTGATCTTGACGATCTGGTAGTGCGTGCCGCCAATGTCATCCGTCGCGAGCGTCACGCCATCGGCGGTGCCCGCGGAGAGGATTACGTTGTCTGCCACTTAACCCACTCCCAGTAACGCAAGAGACTTGGCCGCCGCCCCACCAGCAGCGGCCGTGGGCAGCAGCGGGAATGTCGTACCTGACATATCGACCGCAAGATCGTCGTAGTAGCTGAACACCGCATGCGAAGGGAAGCCGCCGCCGAACGACCCCACGCGCACGTGGCTGCAGTCACCAGGGCTGCCCGCGCTGTTCAGCGCCTGCTGCACCGTCGAGCCCACCTGCGCGTAGCTCGTATCGAAGATCGCGAGCTTCCCGAGGTTATTAGCCTTGTCGTAGAGCAGGCAGATCAGGTACCAGGTGTCCTTCAAGAGCGAGGGACCCTGCGTGAGATCCGAGCTCACGTTCTCGATGTAGGTCTCGTGTGAGCTGCCGCCAAAGGTCTGCAGGTTGAACATCGCGCCGCCGGCAAACCCCGAGTCGATGAGCCCAAAGACCGTGTAGCTCTCGAAGTCCTGGTAGGCGATGCCTGTCTTGAACCAGATAGAGGCCGACCACTTCGCCGTGGGTACCGTTTTCTCCCAGTAGAACCACTTGTCGACACCGCCTTGCGTGCTGTGGTCCTGGCGCATGCCGCGTGTGCCGGCGCTGTCCGTATAGGGCGTACCGCTTACGCTGAACTCCCGCGTACCGTGGCCCTTCTGGCCTGACGTCGAGACCGTGAAGTTCGATGAGTTGTTGAGGTTCCACGCCCCCGTCGCGCTCACGTGCGTGCCGTTGCCCATGATCGTCGTCGTCATGGTGGTGCCGTCGGTTGAGTTCTCGGCATCCCAGAAGAGATCGACGGCGACGGTCATTTGCGGTTCTCAATGCCGCCGCACTTAGCGCAAATGCGCCTGCTAGTGACGACAAGCACACCATCAAAATCATGGCGACAGCCTTTTTTGAGAGGGGCGTTATCTACCCGCAGGTAGTACGCATACAGCGACTCGCCCTTGCGCTGACGGGGTAAACGCTTGACGGCGACGGTCACTGGTGGCTGGGCCTGGGAATAAAAAAGGCCCCAACGAGTGGGGCCGAAAGCGCTCAGTTGCTCGCGAGCGCAGAGGGGATAGACGAACGCGCTAACTGCGGAGGCAGTTACTCAGCGTCACGCGCAGCGTACGGTTTCATTTGCACTGCGCAAGCGGGTGTTTAAATACACTTCCGCTGTTTTCTTACGCCTGAAGTAGCTGTCAGCCGACAGACGCAAGCGCGCGGCGTGATCTCGCCAGTGCGCGTCCTTCGTGTACACCTCGACAAGGATTAGCTTGTGCTGAGGCGGAGAACGCGCGACCTCGACATCGATCTCTGCCAGGTCATCAGGTAGAGATGGCCCGTCAAACGAACCACCACGCCCTACGCGGGCTCGTTCGGTCGCGGCCATGTTTGGGTAGCCGATGCCGACAGCGCGGCACAGACGCCCCCAGGCGGTCAGGCGCATGCGTATCCAGTAAAGGTCGTTGCAGAGCATTAGTTAGTCCTCGGTGTAGCTGTCGCCACCAATCAATACACTCTCGATGGATTCACGTGAAACCAGGTCACGCAGCTTGAAGCGCTCGCCCGCGGTCGGCTGGCCAT